ACATCGAGAGCACGCTGGCATCCACCATCGGCGCGTCCTGGCGTGCAAGCTCGCCCACCGCCATGCCCAGCCCCTGCCCTTGGCTCTTGGCCGCCATGTTGGTGGTGTTGCTGCCCTGCGAGTACAGACGCACCAACATCGGGGTTTTCATGGACCGAATCACTTCTGGGTCCACCCCATGCGAGCCAAAATCAGCCTCCATGTCCGTGATGTAGCCGCTGGCCGTTCCCAGGCCGTGGGCGCCACGCACCCCGGCCGTGCGCGCATTGCTCAGTGCCTTGAGCGTGCCCGGTGTGGGGTCGGTAAAGCCCGGGTTGACCTGCCCATCCATGAAATTCGACGGGTTGACTGTGCTGGCATCCACCACGGCATACTGAAACGGCACCCGCTGGCCGTCACTCATCACCGCCACATCCTCCCGCCCGCGCGCCTCTGGCGGCACCGCCGAAGTTTCATCGCCCTCAGCAAACACCATCGGCGCCCCGGTGTCGGGCGAACGGCTGGGGCCAAGGCGCATGTAGTCGGGCGCCCGCGCAATCCGCTGCATTTGGTCCACCGACGCCGCGCGGCTGCGGTCACGGTTTTGCAGGTCGGTGTCAATGCCGGTGCTCGGCGCAGCCGGTGCCGTGGGCGCGTTGGGGTCGGGCAGGATTGAGCCTTGGCTACCAGCCGGTGCCATGGGTGCGGTTGCTGGCGGCGTTGTGGTCGTGTTGGCCGGTGCCGCTGGTGGCGCTGCAGGTGATGCCACAGGAGTCGGTGCCGCATGACTGGCCCCAGGTGTTCCGCGCAGATCTTGGTAGCGCTCGTAGGCATACTTGCCCCCGGTGCCACCCGCTCCCATCGCCGCGCCTGCCGCAATGTTCTGTGCCAGTGTTCCGCCCAGGTCAAATTTCTTGCTCGGGTCGGCCTGCGAGGCTGCGCCGTACTGAACCAAGTCCTCTGGAACACCCTGCACCGCTTCTTCAAAGCCCTCTTCCAGCGTATTTTTGCCCACCGCACGCAGCGTCAAAGGCTTCACACCAGCCACCGCTTGCGCCGTGGTATCGCCGCCAAATACCCGGCGCGTCAGCGCCGAGCCTGCCAAAGTCCCCGCGCCGGTCAGCAGGGGTGCCTGGTCAGCCAGTTCATTGGCCAAAATTTCTCGCGCGCGCGCAGGATCGGCCACGGTTTTCAGGATTTCCTGATACCGAGGAGATGCTGCTAGCTTGGCATCGGGCAGGCCCATGACCTCCTGATACACCCCTTCGCGCGCATTCAGCGCTGACGAAGTGCCTTCTGCCAAGGCGCCCGCCGTGCCGGCTCGGGCCACGGCGCTTTCTCCCGCTGCGGCAATCACTTCTTTGGCAGCTGCGGCTTGCGCTGCAGCATCGCCCCCAGCTGCTGCCACTCGTGCCGCCGCTGCATCGGCCGCCACAGTGGCGCCGCGCAATGCATTGGTAGCCGCCAGCCGCGCCACCCCCAAGCCGGCAGCCATGTCGGGCGCCGAGCGGGCCAGCGTGTAGGCAAAACCCAGCGGGTTGTCTTTGAGCGCACGCAGCGTGCCCAAAAAGCCCTCAGCATCCGAAATGGCCTGCTGCTGGCGCACCAGTTCGGGATTGTTGGCCTGGTTATCGGCCTGCACTTCCTTGGTGCGTGCGCGCGCGTCTTTTTGCAGTGATAGACCAGCGCGGGCAATGGTTGCAGCAGGCGACCACAAGGGGCTGTCCGTCGCACTGGTGTTCTGTGCCCGTGCATCAGCCGCAAATTGAGCGGCCATTTGGGCTTCATCTTGCAGGCCGGGATTGACCTTGGCCGAGCCGCGCGAGGCCCAATTCATCAGGCCGGTTACCCCCCGGTCAGCCAGTGCAGCAGCACCAATGACCCCAGATAAAGTATTGGCAGCAGGTGCCTGCAGGAACGTGCCAATGGCCGCTTGCGTGCCAAACACACCTTCGCCGATAGCATTGCTGATGGCCGAACCCCAATTGCCAATTGACGCGCCATCGCCCGCTTTTTTCTTGGAAACTGGCCGAATGGGCGTGTTGACCTCATCGTCAGACAGCAGCGCCGGGGCACCCGCTACGGGCAAATTGACTTCATCGTCGCTCAGTAGTTTGGTCATGGACAGGCCTGTGATTCAAATGAACCCGGCCACCATGCCATGCTTGCTACGGCTTTGCCAATACTTCCCAGCCCGTGCCACGCCAAATGGCCGGGCCGCGAGAAGTTGGGTACTCCTTGCCGACGATCCGATCTTTCACGGCTGGCAGCGGCAAGGCAGTCGCAGGCGCAGTCACTGCCGGCTTCGGTGCACTGGTGCCGGCCAATTTATCCTTCCAGTTGGCTCCGTGCATGGCCTCCATGATGGGCTCCATGTCCTTGGCAGACGGCATCAAGCCTGTGCTATTGGGCTTCATCAAGGCCATGTAATCGTCTTTGGCCGAGGTCTGCACCTTTTCGTGCGCCATCGTCGCAGCCTCTTCCATGGTCTTGGCCTTGCCAGATGCCAGGTAAAAATTGGCCCGGCGTTCGATGTCGCTCAAGTTGCTGTTGCGTCCAGCCACGGTAAAGCCCATCAACTTCTTGCGCGCTCTCTCTTCACCCTTGACATCACCCGCTTCAATGGCCGTGCTGAGTTCAGTGTGAATAGCCGCCAAGTCTTTGCGGTCTTTTGTTTTTTGAGCAAGCTCATCAAGCTGCGCCATATGCAACTTGTTCATCACCCCTGAACTTGCCACCGTGGCGTCGGTGCGCCGCTTGTCATTGGCATCCGTGTTGGCCTGATGCGTGATCGTGGCCGACTTGCCTGCCACATCGTTGCTGTTGCTGGCCAAGTTGGCGGTTAGTCCATTGTCTGCCGCCACCGCCGCCGCCAGTTCCTTGTTTACCCCGGCCATCATTTCCAGCGCCTTGGTCGGGTTGAGTTCGAGCAGGTGCCCGGCTGCGTACAGCTTGGCCTGATCCTGCTTGGACAGGTTCAAAAATGACGCGGTGCCGTCCTCCTTGGCTACGGCCAATTGCACCAGGCCGTTTTTGTCAGGTGTGCCCATGGTCAGCCGGCGCGAATTGTTGTTCAGGTAGGCCGCCGTCGAAGCCACCTGATCCTCAGTGCCCTTGTACTCGCCCAGCCGTTTGGCAAACACATCCTCTTCATTCATGGCGCGCTTGTTGGCCTGCGCTGCCCGGTAGCCTGCCGTATCGCCCCTGAGCAGCGCAATGCGGCCCAGCAAGTCCTCAGCATCGCCTCGGGTTGGCGTGGCCCGGAATGTGGCCTCACCCTGCCCCGGTGCAACCTGCAGACCGGCTCCACCGCCAGCCGCAGGCATGCGCAAACCACCCGCCGCCAGCGCAGTCGGGGCCGTTCGTGTTGGTGCTGCTGGCGCTGGTGCAGACTGAGCATTCGCGCTTGGTGCGCCCCCAAAATCCCCGCCCAGGTCAGCCGGCAGCGGTGCAGAGTCCGGCAGCGCAGGCGCATCCGCGGGCATGCGCAAACCGGTGCCACCGCCAGGGCTTGGGGCACCCAGCGTGTAATTGCCCGCGTTGGGCCGCGTGAGCTGCTGCATCAGGTCTCTGGCCTGAGTGTCGCTGTCTGCCGTGCGCCGGGCTTGTTCGATAGCCAGCCGCGCCCCCTCCATGCGCAAGCTGCTTTCTTCGGCCTCTCGCTTGCGTTGCTCCTCACGGTCTTTGTTGTCCAGAACCTGCTGGATCATGCTTTTCCCCATCGAAAAGCCGGTTTCAAATGCGCCCATAGCTTTGCCCTCAGAAGAATTTTTTCAAAGCCCACGCCGACCCAACACCAGTAGCCGCCCCAAGAATGGTGTTCACGGGGTTGTTGTTGGCTGCGATCTGGTCCTGCTGGTTCTTGTAGCTGGCCTGCGCGCCGTACATGCTGGTGGCGTTGCCGCCCATCGCGCCTGCAATGCCTGCCGCCGCTGTGTTCCCCGCCATCAAGCCAGCCGCGCCGGCATTGGCCGTGTTCACCCCGCCTGCGGCTAATGTGGCGCCCTGGCCGCTGACGGCCGAACTCATGGCCGGGTAGCCCGACAAGGCATTGGCGGCCCGGTCAGTCAGCGCGTAGCCCTCAGCCCGGCCCGCTCGGCGCGCATTGTTCTGTGCACCAGCGGCCAGGGTCGCAGCGCCCAGCGTCAGTGCTGCATCAGCCCCGGCCGAGCGGCCCGAGCCCGGCATGATGCCCCGGCGTGCCAGATCGCGCCCCGAGGATGCCCGCGCGTTGCTGATGGCAATTTGCGCATCAGCGCCAGCCGCCTGGGCAATCTCATCGGTTCGCACCTTTGCATCAAAATCCGTCGCATCCTTCTGCATCCGGTCTTGCGCGCCCGACAGCATGCCCCGGCGCGTCAGCATCCAAGCGCGATCTGCCTGTGCGTCTTGCACCGCCTGCTTGTTGGTGTCCAGGGCAAACTGCATCTGGTTTTTCTGCAGTGGTGCCAACTCTTTAGCCTGCGCCAGGATGTCCTGAATGGCCGCATCCTGAATTCCCATGGACCTCAGTTGCGCCTCCACCAAACGCGGGTCCGGTGGCGGTGCGCTCGAACTTTTTGATCCCATAGCCTCAGACCTCCAAAAAACGGCAGTCAGCCCGCCGCATGACATACAAAATCACATCGCCCCCATCAGCAGCCGCCCCACCCAGCCGGGCCTCTTCCACAAACCCCAGGTGCTCATCAAACCGCCGCGCGGCCTGGTTGCTGGCATCCACATAGCCCGTTACCCGGTCCACCCCAGCCACCAAAAACGGATAGGCAAAACAGGCTTTCAGGTAAGGCCGCACCAACCAGCGCGCGCCCGGCTCGGCGGCAACGTGCATCCACACATTGCGCCCGTTGAACCCTTCAAACAACACCCCAGCCACCAGCCGCCCCCAGCGCACCAAACCAATCACCACCGCATCCGGCGCCACTTTCAGCCCCGGCAGGTACTGCTGCATGAACCGCGTCACGCGGGGTACGTCATAGTCGAGGCTGTAGCTCATGGCCCCAAGAGACTGCCATGCTTGGATCGCGCCCGAACGTCAGAGTGCCGTGGACTTAGCCGGCTTCTAGCTTGGCACCACCAAAGTCAGGTCCAAGGGTCCCGTTTTTGGGACCACCGTATCCATAGCATCAAACAAAAATTCGTTCGGGCACTGATGAATCAGCGCATAGGCCATGCGTCTTACGTCGTCCTGAAAATGCGACATCGGAACTCTGATGGCGTGCTCGGCGATTATTTGCGCATTGTCCAGCCGCGCATCTTCGTTAACATACATCGCCACCCAAATAATAACTATTTGCTGGTCCGCATCAATTTCAACACGGCGAACGCGATGGTAGTTGGCAATGGCATGACTTGGAAGTTTGAAGTCTTTAATTAAGGCCATTTTTCATATCCTTGAGTAATTTTCTGCAGGGCGCGGTATCCCAATTAATTTGGGCATAGTCAAAGATATACTGGTTAACACCAGCGCCAACGACATACCCATCAACAATAATTGGAGTGCCATTTGTCCTGGGCAAATACAATTGTGTTTCTGGGCCGTATTGAGTAGCTACAGCGGGCGTTTCGGTTTTCCAGCCTGATATGTGAGCAAAAGTAACTTCGTCGCCTCCACTGCGTAATGTGCTATTGTCAAATAGCCCACCTATTGCACCTGCCTCAACTTCTGCTAACCAACGGGGCTTGTCATAGGCCCACCACCACTGAGAGTCGGTGTTATCACGAGTCCAGTGTGCATGCTCATCTGACCAATAATGGCCGTCTGAGGTGCTGAGCATTTTACGGCTACCAAGAAGTGGTTTATCAATTTCGGTTACTTCGACTGGGCCGTTCCAGCCCATTAACCAATCTCCCATGATGATAGTTTCAATAGCTTGATATGTACCATCCGCCATAAGCACAAGCGAACCAGCAGGGAAACATGTGGGTGTAAACGCTACACTTACTGTAATAGTTGTAGTAGCAAAAGTTGATCTGCCATTACCATCTTTTATAAGGCAGACTAGCATAGCATTATAATCATTAAAAAAGGAACCACTGTCATACGCCATTTGCACAGATACACTACTTGATGTAGCACCGCTACTAATAACTGGATTAACAGGACTTCGAGCTACAGGGACAGTTAACCATATATATGAGTAAGGGGAGACGCCACCGGTAACAGAAACAGAATAGGACCCAGCAGAACCACTAATGGTTGCGCTAAGGTTATCAAATGCCAAGGTTGATCCGTCCCAGGTCATCCGATTACCAGATGAGGAACCTATACTAAATTTTGGTGTACCAGCCACACTCCCAAGCCAAAAACCTGTACCGCTGTTAAATCCACTTTGCCCTGAGCTGATCGAGCCATCGGCAGCTGCGGTTATGGTGCCAAACGAGCCCGTAGCAGCTGACAATGAACCAGCAAAACTACCCGTTGCTGCTGTCAAGGAACCAGCAAAACTACCCGTCGCAGCCGATAAAGCGCCCGAAAAAGTACCACCACCAACCACATTCAAACTGGTGCCGTCCCAGGTCAAACGATTGCCAGCAGAATTTCCCAGCGACAGCTTGCCGTCCGAGCCCAGGTAAAAACCCGAACCAGTGTTGTACGCCGTCTGACCAGAGCGGATGGAGGTACTGTCAATTGTGTTGCCACCAATGCTCCCAGCCGTGGCGTAAACGGTGCCGCGCACTATCACGCCACTGAATTCAGCCGAGCCGTTGGCATTGATGCGCCAGCCGGCGCTGCCAGAGGTGTAGGTCGTGGACTGGATATAGCTGCCGACCTGCAAACTGCCAGCGGTGATCTTGTCCGCACTCAAACTGGCAATCTTGGCGCTGTCGATGGTGGCATTGCCTATCTTGGCATTGGTGATGGTGCCATCTTTGATGTAAGCCGCGTCCATGTAAACGCCAGCCGGCACCGTCACACCATTTATAATTTCTGGTGAAGTGTTGACCACAAACGGCAGCACTTGCGGCGAAGTGGACCAGGCGCTGCCGGTGTAATATTTGGTGACATTGGGCGTCACACTGGTGTCCACCCAAACGTAGCCTTTATACAGTCCAGTGGTTGGCGCAGTAGTACGCGACACCGATGGCGGCGCCAAGAAAAACTGATTGGCCCGAATGCCAAAAGAGCTAAACGGCGTGTCGTTATTGGCGGTACTGGCTAAACCAAAGCCGGACACATGGCCTGCAACATCCACTTTGACCGTGTACTTAGCATAAAGCTGTCCGGTTTCGGTAGCGCGAGTAGTGGCCTCGGTTTGAATTGCGGCGGTGTTGGCTTCAAGCGCTGTGACCTCGTTCAGTGTAAAGTCCTGCACTTCCCAATATCCAGCGCCGCCGCTGTAGTTGTCCAGAAAATCGGGCCGAAAGAACTTGACGCCCGACTGCCAATCAGCAGCATCCCAGACATAGCTGTACTCGCCCCAGGCATCCGTGCCGTAGGTGGCGTTATGACTTGCTCGGCTTTGACCACTGGGTTTATACGGAGACCGGCCGCCATTGACTGGGCCTGTTGAACCGCTGTCATCAGTAAATTGTTGCAAGGTGAAATACAGCAGGCCCGTAGTCGTTGCAACCGGCCTTGCCCAAAAACGTGCGCGGTATTTTTTTGTTGGGTCAATCGCAATGTAGTTGCCCTGATTTGGGTACGCGCCAGGGCTACCCGACAGACGAAGTGCTGCCGTGCCAACCTTGCCGTCTGAAATCGTCACCATCGACTGCCCGTTGAGCGTCCATTGCGCCAATGGGAGTCCCAAAGAAGTGCCCCGCACGGTTGCCTGCACATTGGTCAGCGCCGTCGCCGCCGAAGAAGCAGAACCAGCAGCGTTTGTGGCCGAGGCAGCTGAATTGCTGGCATAGACCCCCGCGTTGCCCGCCGAGGTGCTGGCGTTGATGGCCGAGGTTGCTGCTGCGGAAGCGGAGGTTGCCGCCTCAGATGCCTTGGTGCTGGCCGTGTTGGCGCTGGTTGAGGCAGCAGAGGCGCTGTTTCCGGCATTGGTGGCTGAAGTCGCCGCCGTGGTGGCGCTCGTTGCCGCCGTGCTTGCCGAGCCCGCCGCATTGGTTGCACTTGTCGCCGCATTGGTCGCAGAGGTACTGGCCTCCCCCGCTTTGGTGGTTGCCGTGTTTGCCGCCGTGGAAGCCGTAGTGGCGCTGGTTCCGGCAGCTGTTGCCTGGGTCGTCGCAGTCGATGCAGAAGTTGCTGCTGCACTGGCACTGCCAGAGGCAGCATCGCGCGCCGACTCCGCGGCTACTTTGGCGGTGTTGGCGGCTGTGGCTGATGTTCCGGCAGCGGTGGCACTGGTTGCCGCTGTCGTCGCAGAGTTTCCGGCGGCTGTGGCACTGCCACCTGCTGCAGATGCCGAAGTAGCTGCATTGGTAGCTTGCGTGGTGGCAGTTGCCGCAGAACCCGCCGCTCCAGTGGCCGAGGTTGCCGCGTTGGTGGCCGATGTCGAGGCATTGCTGGCAGCCGTCTCGGCGTTGGTTTTGGCCGTCACCGCTTGGTCTTTGGCGGTCTGCGCACCGGTCTGGGCCAACAGAGCTGCTGCCTGCGCGGCTGCCGCATTAGATGCCGAAGTCGCTGCCGCCGCCGCATTGGTGGCCGAGTTGGCGGTGTTGCCGTAGGTGGTTTGCAAATCAGCAACCTTGGTCACCAACCCGGTTCCGCTGGCGTCAATCAAGTCGATTCTGGTGCTGAGTGAGGTCGCAAGCTCGCTTGCCGCAATCTTTTGACTCAAGGCAGTCAACAGTAAGCTGACATCTTGCCCGGTGGTGGCCGATACTCCGTTGGTGCCGCCCCCGGGCTGCCCCTGCACCCCGTCTGCACTCTCCCAAGTCACCCACAAATGCCAAATGGTGTTGACATCAGCCGGAAAAGAGTACACCGCCCCCTGAAACTGCGCCAGTTCTGTGGCATTGGCAAAGGTCGGCAGCGCCCCGCTGGTGTACTTGGCGCCAAACAGGTGCGTGCGGCCATGCCCATGGCCCTGCGTGTAGGTCGGTACATTGTGTTCCACAAAAATTGTGTTCAAGCCGGCGCTCACCGTCAGTCCAGTAGCTGTTGGCGGTGGAGTCAGGTCCGGTGTGGGATCTCCGCTGATGGGCTCAATAGGTAACGCACTGCCACCACTACCGCTACCACCACCGCTACCACTTGAAAATCCGTCTTTGAACTTGATGACATTGGCATCAATCAAGTCGCGCAGGGTCAGGCCTTGATCCAGCCCGTTGCCTTGTCGCCCCAGGTAGGTCATCAGCGTCTCACGCACCCGCTGGTTGAAGTTGGGCGCCGTAGGCGATGGCAAATCGTTGCGGTCAGCCATGGGTCAAACCCCCTTCAATTCATCCATGCTGGTCGCCATCGCAACCGATTGCACCGCGCCTGTGCCCTCAATCTCCAGTTGCCAGTCCAACGTGGTAAAACCGCCGGGAAGCGGCACCGGCTCGGCGCTTGGCACTGACACCGTGTAGCGAAAACTGGTGGTGGTCGGCGCTGAAAACAAAGTCGGACGCTGCGCCACCAAAGCCGTCACCATGGCGGCAGGTAGCCCCAGCGCATCCACCCGAACCGTCACCGGGTAGGCGTCAGCCAACACTTCCAATACTGCAAAATTGACCGGGCGCGGCATTGCATACTGCTTGGAGCGGAAGCGGTAGGTCATCTTGCTGGCGCTGGCATTCCACTTTTGCACGTTGGTGCCAGACAGCACATAAAGCTGGTCGATCAGTTCGTCAAAATGCAGCGCCGGGTAGCCTGCATCCAAAAAGAAAATACCGCCAGGGTTGCCCGGCTCCAGCATGAAGCCCTGGCGCGTGGTGCCGCCGTCTGTCGAGTAGCTGCCAAAGTACAGGCCCTCGTACATCTGGCCAATGATCGAGCTAGGAACCAGCGCCTGCCAGTCAGATCGCGTCATGATCCCAGCCGTCAGCACCCGCGCGCCGCCCGCGCCCACCCAGCACAAGCCGTCCTCGCTGGCCCAAGCCACACCACTGCCCATGCTCACCACCGAGCGGGCCGACACACAGCCCTGCGGAATGTCCACCGGCATTTGGTCCATGGAGTCCGGACCAGAGCCCGCGGCCAACAGCGGCCGGCTGGTGGTCAAAATCAGCAACTGTTGCCCAAACACAGCCAGCGCCACCGGCTTGCCATCAGGCGGGGTGATGTCATAGGCATCCGGCCAGGCGTATGCGGTGTACGCCTCACACAAACGCACCCGATTGCCACAAATGCCGGCCATCATGCCATTCCACATGCTGACCAGGTTGGTCAGGTTTGATTCGGTGGCATTGGCCGCCCCGCCCTGCGGCACCCCGGGCGCCGGCAGCCAGGTGGCAGAAGGCAGCACCTCCCCCAGCGTGCGGTTATCGTCCGTTGTGCTGGTAGTCGCCAGCGCAATCTCGCGCAGAAAAAAGAACTCCGTGGACCCGCTGGCGCCGGTTGCCGTTCGGTAAATGCGAATGCCGGTCACGTTGTAGTTCCCCGATGGCACCGCGGCAAAGCTGCCAATGGTGGCCGTCTGGTCGGTTTTTCGGATGTTGGCGCCGCTGGGTGGACTTGGCGCACTCTCCCAGCCCCAATCGTTAAAGTAGGTGTAAACGTAGTACGCGGTTACGTTGGTAGTGGCCGTCCCGATACCCGCCGTGGTGATAATGGGCGCCGATCCGGGCGCAGGTATCCCCATCGGCCTGCTGGTCGTTGGGTATGGCGCCGTTGCCAGGCCAAACACATTGTTGGTGACTTTGGGTGCACCGTCGCCCGTGTAGTAGGTCCGCTCGGTCGTGTCGTTGGGGTCAAAGCCCCGCACAGCATGCACCACCGTGGCCCAAGACAGCCAGTAACTGGCATCACTGGCCACATCGCGGCCCATGCGGTAAATGGTCGAGCGGCTGGCCGGCACCGAGGCTACCGTCAATGGCTGGTTCCAGGGCCGCAAATCGCCCCGGCCCGGAAACTGGTTGCGGCTGACCGCGCCCACCTTATCCGGCAACAGCGCAGGGTGCAAGGCCCGGTTTTCGCCAGCAAAGCCTACAACGTTAATCAGCATGAATATCCTTTCTTAGACCAAGGCGGCCTCGGCTCCGCAACCCGCAAATCCAACTTGCTTAGCACAATAATCAAGGTAATCAAGGCCAACAACATCGGCCAGCCCTTGGCCAGTAGATCGAACATATCCATGCTCAGGTCTCCTTCACCTTAATCACAACTCAAATGGGACCGTCATTTTTGTATCTTCCGCCATGACGTACAGTCGGTTATCTTCTGACGGAACAACAAAAATATAGCCAAAAAATAGTTGACCACTCAAAATACCAGTGGCAAACATTTCAGTTTCAGACAATCCAAAAAGCGGTTTGTTGATCACAATGCCGCCGCTGTCAGTGGCTGACACCTGCGCAAAAACCGCAGCTTCAATAAAAACACCGCGTAGCAAATCACCAAAGGCATCAGCCTGCATCAGCGCTTGACTATCCAAGAAAACAGCAAGCGTCAAATTGCCGTTGGTATCACTGATTGAGAACACATTGCCAGACAGGGCTACTTGTATATCCAATGCGCCAAAAGTGGCTGCCTCGCCAAAAGCATCGCCTTGTAACAATCGGGTAAGTAGCAGATCACCGGATGCGCTTGCAATTCCGGAAGCATCTCCACGAAAGGTAAATAATGATTTGTTTGCAAGCCCGGAGACGGACGCTGCAGTCCCCGTTAACGTGCCCGTACCTGAAGTTGCAAAAGAAAACTGCCATCCAGTGTTACTTCCGCCATTGACGTTACCGTTGTTGCTATAAGCCTGCCAACTGGCGCCACCAGACACATTTAATTTGCTGATGGTGTCGTAGCTGACAGACACCGTGCCGCTGGTCTGCACTAGCTTGGCTGGGTTTTGAGAACCGTCTACTCCTGTGGCGTAGGTCAGCGTTAACTGATTGCCTGCCGTTCCTGACAGATTAAAATTTGTGAAATTGTGCTGAACTAGCGGCGATACACCTTCGGCAAAAAATAAAATATTTGGCTCTTCAAACTTTACCGTATGGGCAACAGTTTTGGTACTGCTTACCGCGCCCCAATTGTTTGTATATCCAACATTATTACTTGAACCAAGAAAAGTAAATGTCGTTCCCGAGCCAGAGCCAGCAATAACAACGCCATTTATTGACAAGCCCGTTCCTGTGATGCTGCTATTTGCGGAAGAGGTGTTTAGATTAAAAGTAAATGTCCCGCCGGTTACACCGCCAAGATAAGCATTAATGCCCCCGCTGGCTGGGGTAACACTGTAACTTGATGTGCCAAGCGAAACGGTTGCAGCCAAATTAAAAACTGGAATAGCACTGGCAATGCTGTAGTTGGCGGAGTTAAACGTCACCCCACTAACAATTGTCAGGTTGCCGGTTGTTGACAGGGCGCTCCCAAGCGTAAAAGGCCCAGCGCCTTGAACAAACAAATCTGATGCTAAAGCTACACCATTAGTTGTAATGGTTGCTGAACTAGCCGCATTAAAAGATATAGAGCCAGTGTATGAATTGGTTAAATTTGATGCTGGAAATGCAAGGCTGCCTGCCACAGCGAGCGAGCCACCCCCCGCAAACGTCATTACGGCGTCTAAACCAGAAATGGTCAAATTTCTACAATTTGTCGCGCCAGACTCTGTGACCGTGAATGTGGCCGTACCCACATTGCTATTGCTATCAAAAACTACATCATCAGATGAGGATGGTGCGGACGCCCCCACGGTAGCCGACGACATGGTTCGGCTTGAAAGTGCCCCAGATAAACTTGTCGTGTAGGTGCCGGCTCCACCAGAACCTGTGCCAAAACCAGTAATGGTGCCAATCGCTGTGCCGTTGGTGTGCCAAACAGTTTGACCAACGGCAATGGTGCCGCTGGGGGTTCCTGTGACGGTTAGCGTTGTTCCAGACCGAGATGCGGTAAAAGTTGTCGCAGTAGGTGTGTCGGCCCAGTTGCCCGTGCCTGTGCCCCAGGTGCCCGTACCTCCGCGCCAGTAGCGGGTTGCCATGCTTTACTCCTGCGCCGGAATTTCCGCTGGCGGGTTGATAGCTGCAACCCAATCTGATAAACGCTGCATTTTTATGGCCTCAATCTCAGCGTCCGTCAACGTGTGATTGTCCGGCAGGATAATGGCGTCTGTCAGTGTGTTGGTGCCATCGGTGGCGGTGAAGTCAATTTTCATGTTACTGACTCAATGCGGTGTAAGTCAGACTAGAACAAGAAACCACATCACCAGACCCGATAGTCAAACCACCGCTCAAAGTAATGTCACCGCCACCGCCAGTTGCAGTAACAGAGCATTGAAGTATCACGGTGCCATCAGCCTTTTGCAGGGTGGCTGTTGCTATGTCGCCGCCGCCAGCCGCGTTGGAATCTTGAGTAATTGGGTACGCTTCGGCAGTACCATTCGCAGCACTGTAAAATGCAGTTGCACCAAGAGCCAACGTGGCTAAAGCGGTCCCAGAACCAAGCGTTCCAGCAGTCCTAAAAACCAAGAACCCGGAAGTGCCAATCAACCCCGTTACAGCATTAGTTGCCGCATTCTTTGCTAGTGTCGAGTGCGCTACCGCCATGGTCTAACTCCTTAGATTCGCTGTTCATCAAAAAACCAACCAGCTTGTAGTTTTCAACAAGACCGGTTTCTTTTCGAATAACCTGCACATTCAATTCCAACTGGCTTGGTTGCCCAACTAACGCATCCATTGAAAACCTCGCTCTGATAAATAATCAGTTGTCAATTTGAAAAGTCAGCGTGCCTGCCGAAAACTGAACCGAATCACCGGCGTTCAAAGTTTTGCTGATGGTCAATGAACCATAAAAAAGCAGGGTGCCGCCAGAAGCCGAATCAAAAACACCAAAAGCTGTCACTGTGCCCCAGCCAGATGGTGTTGGCGTCGGAAATGTCACCGCCAAGTTATTGCTGGTTGTGCCGTTTGTGCCGCTGGATACGGCTGTGCTGCCGGCACTTTGTGTGCCTGCCCAAGTGCTCAACCCACTTGATACTGCAACGCGCGCATAGGAGTTGCCCGATACTTCAACCCCCGCGCTTGCGTCGGTAGGTGCCGTAGTAAACAGCCCCACATACAAACTAGTCGGCCCTGACCCAGCTGCGGCACTGGCACCATTGATTCCAAGTGCCTGGCCCCTGAATAGCCAGTCAATAATCTTGTTTTCAAACGTATTTGATAGCGCTGCCATTCAATACTCCTTCACCTTGATTTTGAATTCCACTTGTTTGACTCTGCCTTGGGTCGTTGTCAAAGTCACCGATATTTTGTAGGTGTTGCCATCTGTTCCACCAGAAAGCCAAACCTGAACAGAGGCACCTACCAACGTCGAGTTAGAAACCGTGATGCCTGTTGTAGCTACAACCGTGTGAGACTGAATAGCATCATTCAAACTGGTCAACCAGGTCGAAAAATCAATCACATAGTCCTGAACCTCGACAGGCTGTTTGACGAAAGTTCCAAGTACGGCCATGTGCAGATACTCCGATCAATTGATCGCAGCTCAGCCGCCTTGGGACTGGCCGGCACTGGTCATGTTGGGGTTGCCCGGCGAAGTCGGCGCCACCCCCACTGTGGCCTTGATTTCAATGCCTAGCGCATTGGCAAACACCGCATAACGTGCTTGGGCGCGCGCATCGTTGCCGGCATACTGGCTGTCTTTGCTGTAGGCGCGGTACAAGATGTAGTCCTGCAGCACGTTGCCGTAAATGTCGGGGCTGCTGATATTGCCGCTCACTGCCGTGTAGTCCGTGCCGGCTGCTGGCTCAGTCACATCGGTTGGCAGCGCCGAGTACACCAATTCCACCGAGGCGCCCGTGGATGCTGCAGGTGGGTAAACGTAAAACGTTTTGGCGTCACGCGGGTCAAACATGAAATGCTTGATCTCAGTCACCCCCGTCAGGTTGTGCCAGCCCGGGCTTTGTGCATCCAAAATTTCACGGGCACACATCCGAATGGCGCCCTTGGTGCCAGCAGTGTTGCGGATCACATCAATCAGTTTGGTGCCGTTGACCGGAATCGACTGCTTGGTCCCCGCCGCCAGGGACTGGCTGGCATTGGTCACCATGGCATCGGGTCGGTGCACAATGATTTCGCGTTGGCCATCGTTGAGATAGCGCACCAGCTCGGCCACCGGCCAGCGGATGGAGGTGGTGTCCTGCAGTGTCTCGACCACACGCCGGATGATGGATTGGGCCAAAATTGCCATGTCAAACTCCTAAAAAATCAGCACCATGAAACTCGCGCGCGCGGGGTAGCGTTGGTATTCCCACGCCATGCGCTGTGACTGGCCGCCGCAATGGCCGCCTCAAAATTTCCTCGCGCCTCCTGCGCCTCCTGCGGTTTGTGCAACACGCCAGGCTCGCGCATCAGCCGGTACTTGGCGCCTTCGACAATGGCATCGCTGTACTGGTCAAACAGCGCATCGTCCAAGGATGGAGCAGTTTTGGAGAGCGTCAGCGCAGCGCGAATCTGCAGCCGGTCGCCATCGCTCAGAGCTTGTGTCAGCACCACGCTCAAGCGATCCAGACTCACCGCAGCCGCTTGCTCGGCGTTGTCATAGCTGGGGTCAGCCTTCAAGGCCCGCAGGCCAGCGACTGGATACTCGCGCCCGTTCAGGCTGGCCGCTTCAATCCGAAACACCTGGGCGTTTGCGGGCAAGATCAGGGCATACTCCTGAATTGCCGACGACACCACAATCGGGTCCAGCCAGGCCATCCAGGCGCGCGAGCGCCGGAAGAACTCAATGGCCGCACGCCGAATCTCTTGATCCAGCATGGGATCGGGGCAGCCCGGCACATAGGGCAGCACATCGGGGTACAGCGAACTGAGCAAGGCCACGGCTTACACCCTCATGCCTTGCGCGGACGTTTGCCCTTGCCG